CGAACGACTCTATTACCATTATATTCAAGCTTCTTGTGTCTCTAACAAGCAGCTGTATCTCTTTTACAAACTCATTACCAGTCTCGAAGTGTATGTCTACCTTGTTAATATTATTTAACATTCCCAGGTTGTCTCCTGTCTCGTAGTCAATAGCAAAAGATCCAGCTTTAAATCCAACCGCTGAAAACGGGGACATTGAGCTGTATTCATTGTCAACGTATTTATATCTATAGCTAAAGTATACAAACTTCTCCTTTAGATTTATAGAGTCTGGATTATTGTCTTGGGATAATGATATGTATGGTGCGTTTAACGGTGGCGCCATTATAACGCTAATGTCATCAGATATTGATGGATCGTCAGCCGTGTATCCCTTGCAACGACCAATATTTATTCTTCTAGGTGGGTTGTAGTTGTCGGTCCAAAAAAGATAGTCATTATTGTCTTGCCCCTCAACGTAATTTATCCCCGTTACAATGTAGTCGCTGTTAAAGTTTAATGGGCTGCCAGGGCTTGGTTTTGAGCACTGTAGCACCCTTGTAGTTTGTCCAGATAATACATTGTACTCAAATATAGCGTCAAACTCTGTGCATGTAACAAGCCAGTATATAAGACTTTTGGGCTCGTATGCAATTGCTCCAATAACAATTGGATTTGTAACCGTTGGTGTGGTTACAATGTCAGAGATAACACCCGTAATTGAGTTGCCAAATGCATTTTGAACTGCACCCACGTCACCTGCTGCATAGCTATTTACAGTGGCGTTTTTTGCGTATAAATAGTACCCATTGGGCAACAACCTCTCATCGAGGTCTTGGTTCATCGTCCCTTTCTGAAATGTTCTACTAACGTCAGCCATAATTACTTAATCCATTTATCTCTACCTCTAAGGCTCATTAAAAGTCTAGATGGATGAATGTTACTTAATCTTATTTTAGCGTTTCTTAAGTTTGCAGATTTCTCCTCTCTGGCCCTTCTAATGGCGTACTCCTGTATCCCAGTTTTATTGTTAAGTATCGCCCACTTTAAGTATGAATATATGTACTCTTCAGCCAGTTTATTAATGCTAATTTTTGAGTCGTCACCGTTCTCCATACCGTCTGAAACGTACTCTAGTACTATCTTTCCGTTCTCAACTCCAGTGCTAAAATCAATAACACCAGCGGCCTTGTTGATTGTGAACCTAGGGTTCACGTTTGCGTCCTCAGTGTTTAAACCAAATCTTCCTCCGATGTTATAGCCGAAGTACCAATCACCATCAAAAGACCATCCGTAGTACCCGTTGTAAGGACCAGCCCCAGTGTATAGTTGCTTGTCTTGTCGCAGTATGTCAAGCTTTGACGTACCCGTGACAACCTCACCATTTGAATCAAAAACAATGTCTAGGTTATTATCTTGCAGATACGCATTAGCCGTGATCGCTGTCCTGCTCTCTACAAGAGGTATCAGCACGTTGCCCTTTAAAGATGATATCCTTACATAGTTAACATAGTCTGGAGGCAGAACCATCTTAAGCTCTTCTCCTAGCTCTAGCTCCATCACCTTAATATTTCTAAGTGCGTCATAGTTTATCTCTTGTATGGCTCTTTTTGCGTGGAATCTTACGGTATATATCTCAACATTGTTAACTAACTTATCGTTACCTACATACATTAACATGAAGTTATTGATTAAGTCCTTTAGTGTAACGTACTGATAACTACCCCAGTTAACATCTTGAGGGTTGGTCCCGTTATTCGTATAGTACTGATAATTAGTTATGTATGGCATCTGTTATTGTGTTTGTTGTGCTGATTGTATTTCCTCTGCCTTTGCGTCTTGAACAACCTCAGACTCTCTAATGGATAGACCAGCATACTGTAAGATTTTAGCTACAAGGTTTGGTAGCTCCTCGTATGGAAGCTCAAAGTCTTTGTGCTGTAAATTAAATGGATCATATATCGGCTCACCGTTTGTTATGGCGGTGTATGTCCAGTTTGGATCTTCTGGATTCCTAACATACCTAATCTGTAAGTTTGTCGATGTTGGTCCACTCACAACATTCATTAGCGAGTTAGGGTATACCGTAATAACACCCTGTGTATATGTCTGAGCACCAACAGATACGTCTGACGATACTATATAGGCAGGGTAGTCTACCGTTGGGGCGGTAAGATTAGAGTTAATCAGATTTAATACCTTGCTGTGGTCAACTCTATTCACCTCAACGCTATTATTGTATATTACCTTCTCAATGTAGTAACAATTAAGTGGCACCTTAACATTACCACCAATTGCGTTGTACTGTAGAGTATCGTACTCAGACAGCCGATCTATCGTCTCTGACAATTTTTGTGCAATATTCGAGTATCCCTCGCCATGATAACGGGCGTTCTGTTTGATTATAGCGTTGCTATACTCATACATATACTTCTGAAATATATCTAACTGCGCTTGTCTAGCATATGTATTGAACTCCATAGGAGTTATGTAACCCCTGTTATCCTTGTTCAATATAAACATGACGTTATTGCGAACTTCGTTTATCATGGAAATGCTTTTTACAAAGATAAATAAAAAAAGGCACTTATTGGAGTGCCTTTTCTATATACATATAGCCAGTTTTACCGCTTTAATTTTCAGAGAACTTATTCTCAAGGAATTTATACAGATCAATACCCTCGTCTGATTGTAGGTAAGCCGACAATAGATATACAGGATCCTCTCCAAATGGAACTGTAAGAAGCTTCTTCTTATTGTCCTTTAAATTGTAATAAATCTCCTTCTTATTGTTTCTAAATGATAGATATCCGTCAGATAGCGATCTAGATGCATAGCTAGTAACCTTGATCGTTGGATCGTTGACAGCCTCCATAAAGTCTTGAGGATATCTCTTAGCGTAAATCATCATGTCTCTTCTAATTTCCGATACCTTCATACTGTCTACGGATCCACCTAAAAGTAATCTAGCGATTGGCTCAAGCTCTTCAAAAGGCATCTCTCTTGCAATTAACTGAGCATCAAGTACATCGTACATATTTTTAATCTCTTTTTGAGCATCTTTTTCCTTATCAAACTCATAAAATTCGTTCCCGTTTCCAGGGTGATAGTGTAAAAACTCTTGTAACACTGGATTATTCTTAGGCACGTTTAACACACCATCTTCAAAAATGATTGGCTCAATAATTACATTTTCCCCTTGCTCGTCCTGGAATGGAGAGTTTGCATTTCTAGCATAACGAAGAGGTCTATTTGTATTTGCATCCTCATCATAGTACAATAATCTTCTTCTTGGGGTATCCCTTGATGCAAGGAAGTATGTTAATGGGCTTGACCCATTCTTTAAAAGATAGGTTCTATCTTTTGGCTCTAAAACAGATTTTCTTGTTGTTTTCATTTGATATAATTTAATTTATTAATAATAAAAAGGGAGAGGCACTAAACCCCTCCCTTAAGTTTTCAATTATCCCTTGAAGATAACGAAGTTGTTAGCACCAAGTGTACAAAGCGCTCTCTCAGACAAGAAGTTAACTTGCATTGCATCAAGATCGCTAGTCGCAGCACCACCAGCTGAACCAGTCATCCAAGTTTTGTATCTACGATCCTCGGCCTCAGAAGCTCGGTAACGAACGTGTAAGAACGGACGTCTAGCATTTTTACCAAGAACTTGATCGTATACACTCATTGTTCCAGCAGGAACCAATACTCCGTTAACTACACCACCAACTAAACCTCCACGAAGTGTTGCATCGTTAAGATATTTCCAGTCAGTTTTATAGAACTCGTACCCTCTCTTAAATCCAGAGAAACCAAGGTTCAACGCCATCTCTTCGCTATTGTCAAATAGACCGTAAGAAGTACCACCTGCTCCGTAAGAGTTTTGAGCGGCCAACATATCATCGATATCGAAAGAGAACTGACGATTCAAGAACAATACGTTTTCAGCGATAGCCCCTTGCTTGTCAAGTCTTTGAATGATAGTATCAAAGTCAGCCAATGAAGATGGGTTACCACCAGACCAAACATTACCTCTAGTTTCAATAGCGCTAAACATACCTTCTGTACCAGCGTTAACAACACCAGAAGCAGGAGTAGATGTAGATAATGCGGCTTCAGCTGCGGATCCAGTTTCAGCAGGAACACCTTCTACCATTGACATTTCAAGATAATCTTCAAAGCGTAGACGAGTTTCATGCTCTGATTTCATGTACCATAAGTAACCAGTAGCTCCGTTTTCTGTAGTCACTTCAACCCATCCGACTTGTGCCATATCAGAACCAGATACAGTATAGGTATCTTTAATAATGATTGGCTTGTTGCTAAAGAAGAAATCTTCAGACTCAAGAGATCCAGTCATCCCAGAAGTTCCTTTACTAAATTCAGAACCATAAACAAATGCAGTAATGGTAGTTGTACCAACCCCAAAAGGAGATGCTACTACAGTATCATAATATGCAACTGTAAATTGGTTTGATGTTGGCAATGCAATAATTAAACCTTTTGCTGATTCAGCAGATACTTGATCTGAAGATAAAAACACAGTTTGGTTTACTCTAAAGTTACAATCACCAGAAGCTAATGTAAATGTTTGTTGACCAGCTGCAAAAGCACCTGGGGCCACTCCAGTGTATTTTGTATGTAAACGACCTTGCTCTGCCCATTTAATCATGTCAGAGTTAGTAGGAAGTTCAGCACCAACCATACGCAAGAAAGATGCAATTGATCTGTTTCCGTAACGCTCAAATTCTTGCTCGTAAGTATCTGGAAGATACTGATTCAAGAAGTCGAAGTTTGTAATATAGTTTGTAGGCAATGTTGCCTTTACTGAGCTAGGAGTAATTTGTACACCAGGGCTCGTTAATAATGTACCAGCCATTTTTTAAAAATTTAAAAGTTTATCGTTTTTTAATCACTAACCTGTTCCCCCTGTCTGGATCTATTACTTTAACTTTTACACCTTCTGACGGTGTGCTCTGAGGTGCCTGTCGAGTCATGTCAATATTTTTAGACTCTTTGGCTACAGTGCCTACCGCATCTGCCATCCCTTTTTCGTAAAAGAATTTAGCAAATTTATCTGGGTTTCTAGCTATTGCAATAGAACGGTGAAAAGATTCAGCATCTGCAAGGTACCCTTTGTCATCAAGAAACTGTGAAACAAAGTTTCTTAAATCATTTTGGTCCTGCAGTAAGGCTTTATTATCTCCTGGCTTGTAAACTAGTTTCTTTTTTTCATCGATATTAAATTTGAAACCTTCAAACTTATCCGAAAAAAGCTCCTTAGTTTTACTTGAGAAGAACTCTGACCTTCTTGCGTTCTCTTCCTCCATAGACTTGGAAGACTCTTTATATCTCTTAAAGGCATCATAATTTTCTTTTTCTTCCTGTGGAACAAGTGATTCCCTTGACTCAAGTGGAACTTTGTACTGTTCTTTAAGGTCGTTAAAGTGTTTTTTAGCCTTTGAGAGCTCTTTTTTCTTTGCTAATCTTTTCTTCTTGATTTCTTTTTCATCATCGAAGTCTTCATCGTAAGAGAACTTATCAGATACGTCAAACCTAATGTCTTCTGGATCTAAGTCTGGGTTCTGCTCACGCTGATATTCAAAAAGCAAAGAGTCTTCGTCCATGTCATCGTAGTTCTTATTCAACTGAATAAAATCTTCGATTCCACGTCCTGTTTCTTTTTTGTACTTAAGGAATGCAGAAACATCTTCGGGTAAATCCTCGTTCTGTTGTCTCTGCTCAAATAACTCATCCAAGTTACTTATCTCCTTGTTGTACCTTTTACCAATATATGAAAGAACTTTATTATCATCAATTTCGTCAATAATTGTCTCTACAGTATCTGGTGTAGTAACTATTGTTTCTACGGTATCTACAGGTTCAGTAACAACGCCAGTTGATTCCTCGTGTTGTTTTAATAACTGTTCCTCTATTTCGGCAACAGACTTTTCTTCAAAGTCTACCGCCCTTACTTTAATTTCTCCTTCCATGTTAATTAAATTTAATTTCTACAAAGTTAATAAATAATTTTATCAATTATTTTGGTCCAAAAGACTCTAAATCAAATCCATCCAAAGAGTCTTCAGTACTTTCAAAGTCTATAGGAGGAAGATTGTTCTTTCTCTGATTAATTAACTCTGACTGTCTTGACGCTTGGATATCAACTCTTTTGTCTTTTGCTTTTTCTTTATCTTCGTCTCTTTTCTTTAATTGATCGGCCTCCATTCCCTTTAACTGCATATTGTATTGGAACTCAAGGTCCATCAGCTCTCTCTTCATCTCTACCTCGGCCTTCATCCTCATTATCTCGTAATTAACCTCGGCCTCTTTGATCTGTATCTTGCTCTGAGCCTCCATCTGTAACAATTGTGCCTTAGACTCGGAAGCGGCTTGTTGTGATTGAATATTAGTCTGCATCTGCATTTGGTACTCCATCTGCTTATCTTTCTGCTGCTGCTCCATCCTCTTCTTTCTCTTCATCTTCAACAACTCATTCGCCAGCTTAATGTTCTTTATGTTTCTAATGTCAATAGCATCCTCAAGGTCAATCGTCTGTTGTTGAAGGGCGACCTGTATATTGGCCTCAAGCATTTGCTTCTCTTCTTCGTCTGGGGCGAGGTCAATGAAAATACCAAAATCAAACAGGTACAGATCTCTAATCTCATCAAGAATAGATATATTGTACTTACCTATCTGCATTGCAAACTCTTCAGCAAAGTCTGAGTACTCTAATATATCAGCCACCCTAATAGATACGCACTCTGCCAACCTTTTTGTAATATTTAAGTTACCATCAAGTATGTGCCTTGTAGCGGTATTAGAATTTAAAGCTGCTAATTTTTGAATCCCAACAAGTGCGTCTGGGTGTGGCATACTACCGTCCCTTGCCTCACTAACTCCTGTAGCATCTCTAATCATGTTTAGGTAATGATTATAGTTGTTTATAAGTGAAGACATCTTAGCTTGGCCACTATTTGTGCTTAGCTCTTGAATTGGGATCCTGGCATTATTGAACTCACCGTCTTGAGTATAGCTTCGGCCTATAACACTACCTGTTTGGAAGTATAATTTTAATGCGTCTTCTGGATTGTATGCTGCCCCAGTACCCAAGTCTACCTCGTTAATACCGTCAGCGTCAATAAATACACCGTCTGGAACTACACGTGCCGTAACTTGCTGTAGCTTTAAGTGTGTTAGCTGAATCTGATCGGCAAACGGAATCATTCTTCTAACTAAAGACTCCAATGATCCTTTGTACATTCTTGGTGCAAACGCAATATAGTTAGGGTATGCTCTCTGTGATGCGGACTTTGGTCTAACCATGTTCCTCATCATATCCCACTTGAGTATGATATTTGTCCCAGCTACCAGTACGCCTTCGTACCAAACATCTCTAACCGCTTCAACCCTTTCAAAAGGCATTCCATCCTCCATTGGTGGATTAAACTCTTCTCCCTTTCTAATAACCCTTTCTCCACCATTTTCAAGTAGTTTCTTTTTCCATACAAATTTTTTACTTGACTTGTAGTTAAAGTAAATAAGGGTTACTATCTCATTAGTAAAATAATCATCTTGATAGTTTCTAATGATAGGGAAGTACGTGTACCAAGCGGCACTGCTATTTCTTATCTCGTTTAGCTGTTCTTCGGTTAATTTTGGGTCTATCTTTAAGACCTCGGTATAGTGCATTTGCTTTACCTCTCCAAAATAGTAACAATCAGAGAAGTCGTTCTTTTCTGTATAACTATGTATCCAGTTAGCTGGGTCGACATAGTCAACCTTTAGCCCATCGTTTATTAAAAATGAGTGCTTAACAACAGACACGCCAAGCGTAACTAAATCGTAGTTAATTAGTTTTCTTAGCTCGTTGTAGTCGTTCATCTCAAATATAGTGTCTATAGCTATCTCATTTGCTATCTCTATACTTGGCTTGTACTTTATCTGCATGTAAAGCTCTAGCTCTTCATCAGTGCTTGGTAATTCCTCTGGGTCAACATTAAACGCATTTACACCAAACTGTTCTTTGGTCATCGTTAGAAAATCTTTAGCCACCATGTCGGCCTCGATCATCTCTTGAAATATATTCTTTCGCTCTGCCGACATAACGTCTTGAGCCTCAGTCCTTACCTTGAATAATCTGTCCGACATTCCGTTAACCACAACGTCAACAAACTTAGGTATAATTGGAACTGGAGTCCAGTCTAAATTCATCATTGACATGTCGCCATTGATAGATAACTCGTCCTTATATTTTTGTACTGGTTGTTGGCCTCTAGCGTAAAGACGAAGCCTGTGGTGCTCGCCCCATTGATCGTAAAATCTACACGTATTGTTTTTACGTTTAAACCATTCCCCTTCAATAGCTTTACCAATCTTCAAACCATACTCGCTGGTTTGTTGCTCTTCATCCGAAACCATTTGACTTGGGAACGGATTTTGATATATTACGACAGATGGTTTCTCCATTCTATTCTATAATTTTGCTGTGACTTCCTTGATTATTGTATCTTACAAATTTAATACTAATTTTTGATTCTTTTCTTTCTGGTGTAAACATGTGCCTTCTTGTGGCCATTATTGCCAATCCAGAACTAATTGAGGCATCGTACTTTGTTCTGTTCATTGGGTCAAACCTGGCCCAATCCTCTAAAGTTTTATTAAAGTACATCGATCCTATACACCCAGAATCACGATAAGTACCCTCGCTATCAAAACCTACGTACTCCTCTATGTATGACTCTATGCAGGATGCGTGAGCCTGTCTAACGTCCTCGCTTGAGTTTGGTATACCGCCTATCTCTAGCTCTGCCTTAGATAGCTTGGTTAAATTTTTGTCTGGCCTGTTCATAGAAAAACCACGGTACCCTCTATTTTTAAAATGGTATAGTAGTCTGGCCTTATTGTTCTCCGCTAGTATTGGCATTCCATAAAAATGGCAAGCCATCAAGACGTCCTCAAAAAATATCTCAGCAGTTTGTGGTCTCGCTATATATTCTAAAAAGAACTCGTTTGTTGGCCCATCAGACATGTGAAACTGTGTCATACCATGGAGAGCACCGTTAGAGCCACCTCCTCCAACAACACCCGATATGTCATAAGGGTCACAACCAAATGCTCCCATGTGCTCGTTTCCTGGATATTTTTTGCCATTTTTCGTTATAATATTATTTCTTAGATGTTGTTTTGGTATCCAAGATACTAAAAACCTACCGTTTTTATCTGGCGTCCAGACCACTTCTGTGTCCTTGTCTCCGTTCTTCCAGTGGAAGTACCCCCTGGTTAAGAATTTCTCCTTTATTAGAGAGTCGTTATAGTCGATCTGCTGGTATATCTTGGTTAGGTTGAACACAGACTGCTTGGACTCGTCTCTAAATGCGTGAGACTCGGTTCTTGGGAACTGCCTATAAAATTCATTTAATGCGTCAGAGTCAGACTTAAGGGCGTTAACCTCGTTCGTCCACCACGTTACAACCCCCGACTTTATCATTTCACCGTCTATACCCTTGATTGGCTTTTCTGGATTATCAAGAACTGGCCATCCAAACTCGTCTATGTAGCCCTCAACATTCCACTCCATCGGTATAAATAACGAGTATAGTCCGCTCTTTGTCTGATCATTTGCAGACCTCTGTGCTACATTGCTATCGTTGTATAGCTTCTTAAAGTTCTCCCCACCCTTTGGCAGTGCGTTAGATGTTGATCCCATCATGCACTTTCCTATGATCTTCGCACCTAAGCGCAGACATGTTTTGGTTACCCTCCAGTTGTTTAATATGTTCTCTGGCTTTTCCCATTTTCCGCTATTCATGCTGACAGTGAAATCACTTAGGATTAACTTTCTTTCGTCATCTGTATCAGCGTCTACCTGTATACCAACGTAATCGCCATTATCTAAATACTCAACAGTAACTTTATTTCTTCGACCTCTGGTTTTAGGAACGTATCCGTCAAAGGATTTCTTTTTTGTAATTAATGGGATTATTGATAGATTCCCAGATATACTTATATTGTACGATTCAGTGTTAAAGTTAGTCTTCTTGGTTATAATATTACCACAGCTTAAACCACACGATAACGCTAAAAATCTAATTTGTTCGATAAGATGTTTTCTATTCATGCCTAT